ATCTGGTGTCTCCACTTTCAGTGATAATATTCTCATTGGAGTTGGTGCAAGCGTAGGATTTGGTACGACTGCATACTTTAGAGATCATGCAAAGGCAATCTTTGGTGATGCTAATGACTTACAGATTTATCATGATGAAGCAAATAGTTATATAAGTGATCAGGGAACAGGAGATTTAAGACTTTCCGGAAATGTTGTTAAATTTAATAATCAGGCAAATACTGCCACCATGGTCAAGGCAACTCAAGGTGATTCAGTAGATCTTTACTACAACAATTCCAAGAAGTTTGAAACGATAAACACTGGTGTAACAGTTACTGGTTCGATTGGTATCGGAACATCGGCACCATCTGCTGATTTACAAATCAGAAAGGCATCTGGTAACGCTACATTAGAAGTCATTTCTGATACTGCAAGTGCATCGATCAGTATTGGAAATAGTGTCGGTGCCGGTACTAGTAGTGCATTAATAAATTATGGATCTACCGGTGGATTTGGTGTTTATAGCACTGAACAATCATTTGATATCATCAATCGTGACACCGGTAACATTAACTATTTCTTAGGTAATAGTGCTCCAACAAATTCTGGATTCCGTTGGCATAAAGGATCATCTAATCAATTGATGACATTAACCAGTGATGGTAAGTTGGGAATCGGTATTACAAATCCAGAACAACTTCTTCACGTATCCGGAATATCTACTTTTACTAGTACCGTTTATTTTGGTAGCAATGTATCTTTTGCCGATGAAAGCACAATAGGTGTCACATTAAGAGGTGATGTGCAAAATACCTCTGGTGGTGTAATTGTAGATGTATCAGAGGCACTACTAAATGGTAATGTCAATACAACCAGCGGTATTTCTACATTCAATAGAGTATCAGTAAGTTCTACAATATCTTCGGATAGTTTAATCGTAGATTCTGGTACTTCACACTCATCTGCTAACCATAAATTATCGGTCAATTCATCGAGTTCAAGTAGATTTTTTGTAGCTGAAAGTGGAGCAATAGGAATATCTACAAATGTGGATCTCGATAATTACCCTACTGTTGGAGTATTTTCACCAGCTAGAATTGGAGTTTTTGGTGGAGTTGGTGTCGGAACCACGGCAGTAAGATGTGCCGTTGACTTTGCAGATGCTGGCACTGTCGGCGTTGGAACAACACAACCATATTTCTTACCACCAAAATTAGACACTACTACTAGAAATGGTATCGGAGGAACTGTCACTGGTGCCACAATATATAATATAACATTAAACAAATTACAAGTATATACAGGTTCTGCCTGGGAAACTCTAACCAGTAGTTAAGATGACAATTAACAAAACCGCAAATCCTGGACAAAATATATCATTTTCTGATATTGAAAATGAGTTTGGACAAAATAACGGAAGAGATTTGGGAGAATATAGGGTTTCTCAGACTGTCGGAGAAATGAATAATCTACCTCTTGATGATGATATTCCACAGTCTGGTTCAATTTCCTTTGGTGATTTTGCCCAAAAACAATTAAATGTAATTGTTCATTATTCTGGAACTCAAATACGTCCATCCACTGGACGAGAAAAGTATAGTGCTAATAGTGATGTGACTGTAATCGGAGGTTTTAAAGGTAGACCTTCAAATAGTTCCGGAACCAGAGTCGTATTACATGTCTCAGGTACAATAGGATCCTCTAAAGATAGTCAAGTACATTGTGCCCTAAGAACTGGTGGTGCATGGGAGTCAGGAACAGAATTAGAAGTCAATGTCGGTGGAGAAGGTCTCATTATTGGTGCCGGTGGAAATGGTGGGGATGGTTCTAATGATTATGCGACAGAGGGTGAGAATGGTAAACCAGGATCTAGTGCCTTAGGAATTGCATATACTGTGGATAAAGTAGTCGTTCAAGGTGGAGGAGCCATCCGTGCAGGTGGCGGTGGTGGAGCCGGAGGAGGAGCATCTAGGGAAGACTCTGCGACTGATAGAAGAACCGGTGCCGGTGGAGGTGGCGGTGGTGGTGCCGGTTATCCTGCCGGAAATGCTGGATCTGGAAAATCTGGAGTTAAAGGTGGTGGTTCCGAGGGTGGTGAAAATGGATCTATTACCGATGGTGGTGATGGTGGTGAAGGTGGTAACAATGACAATGAAGCCCGTGGAGGTGGCGGTGGTGGAGGTGGAGCACCAGGAGGAGAAGTTGGAGAAGGAGGAGAAGGTGGAGATAATTCATCAGAAACAGATGGTGAGGAAGGTCAAGCTAATGCTGGAGGTGAAGGTGGCAACGGTAAGGCAACTGGTGGAGAAAAGCATGGAGAATCGAACGGTGGAGAAGGTGGAGCAAATGGATATGCAATAATTGTAAAACCTGGAGTTAATCTTCTTTCAACATCTGGAAGTATAAGTGGTAACGTTCAAGGTGGTCTTAATTTCTCTTAAATAGGGTATATTAATCGTTATTAATTTAAAATACAATGCAAAATATTGAAGTTACTTTATATCAGACTCCTTTTCCACATGCAATCGTGGATAATTTTTATAATGAGGAAGAATTAGAACTTATCTGGGAAGAATTAAAATTTTATACAAAACCAGGAAAATTGCTTGATGCAAAAGATTATGGTGGTGTAGATGGATATACCAGTGCAAAAGCAATTTTATTAGATTCATTATACCAAAATAGAACTGGAAGTGGTGGACTTAACTGGAGAACCATGTCCAACATATTAACTACCAATCGAAAACTATTCACTAGTGGTGTTCTAGATGCTTTTGCCGAAGTGGATGATTGTTGTTGTTTAGCAAATCAAACAAATAATGATATTACAAAAGTAAGATATTATCATAATGGTGATGCATATGATCCGCATACCGATAAAGGATTTCAATTTTTAGCGTTTTCATATTTTTATAAAGAACCTAAGAAATTTGAGGGTGGACAATTATATTTTCCAAAATATGACTATGAAATTCCCTGCGATAATAACTCTGTGATTATCTTCCCTGGATGGGTAGAACATGGAGTACGAGAAGTAAGTATTGAAGATTCTGATTATTTTAGTGGATATGGAAGATATGCTATAACATCATTTTTTGGATGTAAACCAAAAAGTGTAAATAATTGACAAATGACTAAAATCCAAGTAGAATACCTTTGTAGAGGTTGATAGGAATACTATGCTTACTAATCATATTATAAGATACGAAGGTGTCATTAGTAGAAAAAAATGTAATGAAATTATAAAACATATTGAATACTTTGAGAATAATAGTTTATTAACTCATAAACAAACTCATAATGTTCATCATCATTCTTATAATTTAAATCAAGAATATTATGATGTTAACTTAGTCTCTGATCATCGAGTTGCAAAAGAAATATTATCAAATTTGCAAGGATGTTTGGATAATTATCTTCAAACTTTTACATTATTGGGAGAGAATCGTTTTTTACTTACAGATGTCAAGTTAAAGAAAATACCAGAAGGTGGAGGATTTCATAACTGGCATTTTGAAAATGCTTCATATTACACTTCTCAAAGATATTTTGTTGCTCAGATTTATTTGAATGATGATTTTGAAGGGGGAGAGACACAATTCCTACATCAGGGACTAATGGAAAAACCTGTAGCTGGTGATGTATTGATATTTCCTTGCGGATATACACATGTCCACAGAGGAAATCCACCACTTGGTGGTGTTAAATATCTTGCCACAAGTTGGGGATGGATTCAACCGGACAATAATTGAACTGTCCACTAGATGTTGACGGGTGATCCTGTATGAGTTATTATATGAAAGTAATCAAGGGACAATCCCATGCTCTGTGAAGTCAAACTCTATGTTGCTGGTCGTGTTTTCTATGAAACTGTTCGTGCCGCAAACTATGATGAAGCCCGTGATGTAGCACTGGCACGAAATCCTAATGCAACTGTTGTAAGTGTAAATGCCAAATTCTAATAAGTTTTTAAAACCATATGTTCCACAACCAGGATTACTTGAACCAAACCCAGGTAATCCTTTAGGTTATGTGACAAATGATGGAATGTGGGCTGCAGTCCCATGTGGCAAAAAGTTTAGCATTATACATAATGGAAGTGTGGTTCATCAATCACGCACTTACGATTCAGCACTGAACTTTATTAAAAAGGGGGTCAAAAATGAGGGATCAAAACGGAATCGAAGACAACGAACCGGGTGATGTTAAATGGAATCGAGGACTAGACATCTTCATTGAATCTGTTCACAAACCTGATCCCGCATTACGTCAGTGCGCTCATAATCAAAGATGTTATCATGAACTCATGTGGGTTCGTGAGAACGTGTTAAACTACCTTAAAACACTTAGAAAGCACGATGCATATTCCACGTATCCATGACGGAGATAAAGTAACTTATATTGGTTGCTGTAAGGAGCAGATTAACTGGGGAAACAATGACAATCCCGATAATGTATTAGAGAGAGGAAAAGAGTATACAGTAGAGAAAACTGAGGTTCATACTGCACATACAAAATTAATAATCGAAGGTTATAATGGCAAATTTAATTCTATTTGTTTTTTAAAAGGAGAGGAACAATGAGTCAATTTGATCCAGCAGAAATAGTATTACAGAGCACTGCCAAGTTATTTGAATATGAAAAACTATCACGGCAGATTGAAGAATGTAATGATATGGAAATGTTGAGAGACATGGCAAGATGTTGGATCAAATTGTACATGAAACAACAAGAAACCATGAGAACCATTGGACTTGATCAACAACCACTTCCCAAAAGAAAAGATGATGAGGGTTAATTATGTACGAAGAATTAGATTGCTTTGAAAGAGCACTACAACACTTTGGTACGAGAATAGAGATTGTCACCGCTATGGAAATGGCAAACAAAATTACTACCGAAGATGCCTATCAAATGATTAAGGATGAACTTAAAGAATTAAAAAAATGTCGTAAACAATTCAACAAAAATGGGTGCTGATTCTCTTAAAATTCATGAAAATGAAGATGGTTCGTTTAGTATGGAATGGGACCGAGAGGACCAGAATTGGAACTGGTTGAACGACTTGACAAGTGCCGAGATCGAGACTATGCTACAGGAAGCAATCAAAAACTACGGAGGAACTCAGTGACTAATGATTATGATTACAAAAACTATTCACTAGAAAAATTGAAAGAGTGGATTACAGATTCCCTTCATTCTGAAGCAACTCCATTAGAAATCTATGAGGCAATCACCACAACTCTCAAAAAAGAGATTCAATATCATGATGTCTGTAAAAGACAGGCGCAAGATATTCTAGATTTGATGCAAAATGACAACCTGTATAAAACTGCCGATTTTAAGGTTGAAGATTATGAAGTTGAACATCCGTATGCAGAAAGTTTCATGTCTGCATCAGATGATACCATTTCATTCAAATCACAGGAAAATAATAGTGATGGTGTAATCAATTTTCCAATGCGATACTAATAAATACAACAACAAAAGGATAAACTACAATGGAAAGCGTCGAAAAACACATTGAAGTTGATAAAAAGATCCTTGAAGATCCTACAACTTCACCACAACAACGTCGTCACATCGAAGAAGAACTCCATGAACTTGAGGTCTATGTAGAGAATCATAAGAAAGAAATTGCAGATGGTGATCATCACGATCCCACCGCACTTGAACTATTTTGTGAAGTCATGCCCGAAGCAGATGAGTGCCGTATCTATGACGATTGAATGAAACTTCCTTCATCATTCCCTCATGAACCTCCTGAAGGTTATCATTACGAGGTTGAACAATTCAGACGTAATGTGGTTTCTATCTGGTTACGTCACCCCGATCATTTCAATTATACTAATGAGCCTGTACGCACTATATGGGGTTTCTTTGATACAAAGAAAGGACTTTACTATTCCCCCGTCAATCATAAGAAAGTTGGAAAAGTAGTTAATATCACTGATACCAGAAATTATACGTCAATGCAAATACAATACAAGGGACTCGAAGGGTTCTTTGTGTGACAGTTATTGAACTGTCTACCACCTCTTGACGGGGTGGTTTTTTCATGGCATAATATATTCATATTCATCAGACATCTGTGACCATCACTCTTCGTCCTCATCAACAACGTGGCAATGATCGGATGGCTGAATACAACAAAGGTCAACTGATTTTCCCTACCGGAGCAGGCAAAACTCTCACGGCAATTATGGATGCCAAGAGAGTATTTGATACTGCAACTTCTCACAAAACCATTGTGGTTGTTGCTCCTCGTATTCTGCTTGCAGAGCAACTTTGCAGTGAGTTTCTGGAAGTTATCCAACGCAATGATGTGCATGTGATGCACGTTCACAGTGGTGAGACTTCCTTCTTCAGCACCACTAAGGTTCAGAAGATTCAGATGCACGATTCTATCTGCAAAACTGCCGGTGAGCATCAACTTATCTTCACAACTTACAACTCTCTGGGTCGCATCGTAGACGCAAAAGTTGAGGTGGATACTATCTACTTTGACGAGGCACATAACAGCGTCAAACGTAACTTTTTCCCTGCCACTGAGCACTACAGTCAAGAGGCAAAACGTTGCTACTTCTTTACTGCCACTCGTAAGACTTCGGTCACTATTGCCAAACCAGGCATGAACGATCGTGAAGTTTACGGTGATGTGATTTGCCACGTTTCTGCACCCGAACTGGTGGAAGCTGGTTACATTCTTCCTCCTAAAGTCAAGGTGATTGAGATGGACAAAGTTGATCGTAAGTCTATCAATCCTCACCTTGAGAGCAACAACATTCTCACCACGATTGATGAGATTGACATCAAAAAAGTTCTGGTCTGTGCTAAAACTACCAAGCAACTGACTACCATCTTCCAAACCGAATTTGCCTATCAGTTGGAGAAACGTGGTTACTCTTATCTGTATATCACTGCCAAGACTGGTGCTGTTATTGATGGTGAGAAAGTTTCCCGTGAGAAGTTCTTTGAGACTCTGAACGCTTGGGGTAAAGATCCTGACAAAAAGTTTGTTGTTCTCCACCGTTCGATTCTGTCCGAAGGTATCAACGTCAGTCAACTGGAAGCAGTCATCTTCATGCGTAACATGGATGTGATTGAAATGACTCAGACTGTGGGTCGTGTGCTCCGTAAAGGTGGCAATGACAAGACTTATGGGTTCTGTGTTGTTCCGGTGTATTCCAACGTTGGTGTGTCCACTCAGCGTGGATTGCAGACGGTGATTGATACCGTCTTTGAGAAAGGTGAGATGCTTGATTCTGTCGTTCGTCGTTGATTTACTATGAAAACCACACTCGATCTGGTCCAAGAACTTCGGTCCCTGCCTGATGCTGTTTATGAAAATTTCTGCAATCAGGCGAAGATGGTGGCACTGGAATACCCTTCTGCACATGGAATTGACTGTTTTGCCCGTGGTGAAACAATCGAATTCGGGTTTATTGACACTGTAGGGGAGCATATTGACCTGAAACCTAATAAGAAGGAAGATTTCAATGATCCTGATGGTCGGTATGCCCTAGAGCACCTGACCGACGTGAAAACGCAAGGAAATGGGTTTTTACCACAAAAGAGCAAAAAGGCGATGTTCTATTCTAAACAATGGGACATTAAAAAGACTGCTTCTGGTGCCAAACAGTTTGAATCTAAGGCACATTCTTACATTTTGATTGATCCTCTTTGTGCTCGTATTGCAGTTGTAGATACCAGTGTTTTCTATAACAAACCATTTCGTACTAATTCTGCTCGAATCTCATTCAGTGTGAAACCTGGAGATGTTTTTATGATCTATGATGGTATCAGCAATGTAATTGATGCCAATATTGATCCAGATCCTGATGCAATCTATCGTGAGATCTGGCAGAAGGCGGGTGAACGACTGACCAGTCTATGAACTGTCCACCAGTCGTTGCCAGGGCACCAGGATGCCCTATAATACAGAGGTAATCAAGGGAGGACATGCAAACCACCACTGCCACCTATAAGATTCAAGTGACAACGGATGAGAAATCACTATCATTCCTCAAGGTAATGCCCACCAAACCAAAAACATCCAAAGGAGTCAAAGCACAGAACACAAAGTTATCCAAATGGGTTGAAAAACAATACCCTAACTTCACATCCTACGTCATTTCTCCTCTCAACTGATGATCACCAACAAACGACAAATGCTCAAAGTGATGTCACGATGCACTGATGCAGATACTCTCACCCGTGAGCAAAAATTTGAGGTCTTTTGTAGAGTTTGTGACAACATGCTTAAGGAAGGTAGAATCAGTAAAGTAAATCACAGACGCTGGACTGAAATCTGGTAAATCACTAAAGTTTATTCTTCAACCCTTTTTTCTTCTTCATTATGGCAACCCGAGCACGAATTGGTCTTCAAGTTGGAAACGCTATCATTTCTGTTTATCACCACTGGGACGGTTATCCTCAGTGGTTGGGTCGCATCCTGAACACACATTACACCACAAAGAGTCAAGTTATTGACCTGATTGATGGTGGTGATATGTCGTCCTGCTGGACTGATACTGTATGGGGAGAGCAACGTACAGATGGTCAAAAGTACGGTCCCGAAACTTATGCTGCTCGTGGAGAAGATTGTCCTCCACGTTTGGATGAATCTATCACTGAGTTTATTAACGATGGTGAAGAATTTGGTTATGTTTTCAAAGATGGTGAATGGTTCTGTTATGATACTAAGACCTGGAGTGATACTTTCGCACAGGTTATAGATATTCCAGAGGGAGCCCTGGCAGTATGATCGATTTAGAAAAACTTTCTCATGAAGAGAAAGAAGCACTGGCAGAAGATTGTGAAGACTTTCTTCTGCACAGAAACATACCATTAAGGTCACATTCATACGATAACATCATCATTCATGCAATGAGAGAAGGTTATCGCATCGAAGGATTCGACCGACCCATCCGTAGGACAGCATAGGAACTGTCCACAACCTCTTCACAGGGCACCAGGATGCCCTATAATACGTTTGTAATCAAGGGACGACCCCATGACAACCTCTTTCGCAGACTACGTTGCCCAGCAGGATGCACGCAACACCATTCAGTTGAAGGTGCGCGAGTGGACTCTGATGCTCTGTGATGCACTGGAGCACGATTTTATTGAGACTGCCATCCGTCGCCAGAAGTTTGCCGTTGCTAATGAGACTGGCAACCGTGAAATCATGAACAAAGTTTGTGAGAAGCGTATTGAAGAGATCCGCAATGGTGACCACTACAAGTTCACCATTGAAGAAGGTCGAAAGTATCTTAAAATCATGCAAACTGACACCAGCGGTGGTGGTGCTGTTCATGCCTTTGTTGATAAGAAAACTGGTGAACTTTACAAGGCAGCATCATACAAAGCACCTGCCAAAGGTGTACGTTTCGATTTGCGATTGATTAAGGATCGTGAGTTTGTCCTGGAGAATTGTGACTGGGCAGGTGGATATCTTTACATGAAATAATATGATGCAGGATAATTATCTGATTCCTGTTTTAATGTTTCTGGGGGTGATATTCTTCACCCTCTGTGTGATTGTTGCCGGATACTTTCATGGTAACATGCACCTTATCCAAACATTAAAAAATGCCTATTCTGCTTGATTATATGCTATAATCAACACATTCAATTCGGAGGTTACAATGAACGATCAACGACATTATCACACCGAAAGTGAACGTCGTCAACTTGATGGCGTTGTCACTGATTCTGATAAAAATGGATGGAACGTATCTAAACTGAATCGAATGAAATCCCGAGCAAACAATTTACCTGACGATTCTTTGATTACTGACGACGAATGATCAATAGAGATTGACAACCTCTCTAAAAGTTGTTATAATTAACCTGCTCAATCATCTGATGGGCAAACTCACTCTAGGTAAAACACAATGAAGAAGATCAAAATCACTTCAAGCACTCAACTGTCTGAGATTATTGAAGTCACTCAAGAAGATGGTCCTAACTACCCTCTGCTTGATTTTAAGGGTTTCGGTTCAAGAGTTCCCGCAAAGATCACTCCTACTACCGCAAACTATCCCCGAAAGACAGAAAGCGCAAAGGGCAATGTTGATGTCCTAATTGCATCCACCAAGGAAGGATGGGCAACCAAGTATTGGCCATTCAGCATCTTTGATGGAGGTAATGGTGAAGAACTGTTTGATCACAGGCACCTCCTGAAGGCAGTCAAGGAGAACAGTTATCCACAAGTTCCTGCAGCTCTTTACAATCGAAAGCGTACTGGAAATGAAATTCTTGATGGTCTGAAGGATTCTTCTGTTCTGACATTGATGGGTCTCTATGTCAATGCGACTGATGGTACTGTCAATGCCGTACAGAATGACTTTGTAAATGCCATCAAACTTGTTATTGAAGAAAACGATCTGCCTCTTACCCGTGAAGTTGTCGATGAACTTCTGTCTGTGACTGGTGTCTCCAGTCGGTATTCACACACTCCGACTATCACTTCTATCAAGAACGCAATTCTTGACAAGACCACCAAGTCTACCAAGGTGTTTAACACCACCAAGGAGGAGCAGAAGGACTTTATTAAGAGCAACCCTCTTTTTGGTAACAACAATTATTCTCCTGTTGATGGAGTGGCAACACGATCGAAGACGATCGATGCAAACTATACTTACCGATACGCTGGTGACATTCTCCGATATGCTTTTCAGGCATGGTTGAAGAACGAAAAGGTCCGTGTAATTGTTTCTAGCATGGCAGAACACGAATCTATCATTGAAGAGGAACGAAACACCATCATTACTGTGATGGGAGAAGTTTTCTCCGGTCCTATCAATTTCTTCCGTGAGAAGATTCAGAGAACCTTTGGAAATATGATCACGTTGCCTCAAGTAAGCATTGAAGATCTCCCTCTTGAAGTTTGGGCAATGCCACAAATCGAAGGAGAAACGGAGGCAATTCAACTGCTTTGATGACAACTAAAGAAAAACTCCTGTTCACTGCATCATTCATCTGGTTTCTTCATTGGGGCACATGTCTAGCATCTACCATTCTGGATACGGTTATTCTAAGAAACTCTGTGAGGATGTTACCTCTTGGTTTCTGAACAAGTATTATCCACGTCATAAGATTGATGTGGATATTGTTCACCGGGGATTGAAACGTGAGGGTGTTTA